TTTTTTTTACCCGGTCGCACCTATTCTTGCCAAAGTTTTTCCTGTAGGCGCCTTTGTTGGATTATCTTTTGAATTAAGACTTACAAAATATTGTTGTCCTATAGTACTGGTGATTGCGTCAAGAAATATCTTAGACACCTCTTCTTTATGTTTTGCAGTTAACGACTCTTGGGGGTCTTGTTTAATATTAATATTAATATTAAAATCTGCCTTTCCATCAACATTAAGTCTTGATGATTGGTTAATTAATGACCCAGAGTTTGAAACGGTTTCTTTAATTGCCGTTGTCCTATTACCATCAATTAAAGACCTTCCTGGTTGATTTCCTTGAATGTTATTAACTTTGGCGCCACCTATTAACGTATCGTAAACTTTATTAGCGGTTCTTTGGGCACTGTTACTATTATCTAACTCATTACGACTGGCTTCTAGTATTTTAATGGCCTTTTCCTGAAGAGATTTACTTATGTCAACTCCTTGTCCCTTTAAATTATCTACATAATCTTTAAATGCTTCTTTGGTTGATTTATTATCACCAGTTAAGTCCAAAAATAACGTTCTCATATCTCCAAGGCGGGCAGAAGTAAAGTCTCTGACCTCGCCAGTATTGGCTAATTCTTTATAAGCGTTTTTTGTAAGTGATGTTCCAACTTCTCCAACATCCTTTAAACCTTTTAAAAATTCTCTTTGGGTTACAACACCTGCGGCAACCGCCATCCTAATTGCATTAACATCATTAGCCATAACCTCCGTATACGTCATTTGACCTTTCGCAATTTCTACAAGAGTTTTGGGTCCATTTTTTTGCTCATCAATTAGTTCGTCAAACTCCTCTTGATTTAAATTTCGTAATTCTTTTACGGTTCCGTCTTTAAGTTCGACCTCATATTTACCACCCTTACCCATACTTGCAATATTTTGTAAATATTGTTTGTCTTCTTCGCTACCAAAATGTAAACCAGCAGCATTAACTTCAGAAATTCTTTTGTCGAGTTCAGCCGCTGCTAATCCCATTTTAGATAATGAACCTTGGGTAATACCTGCAGCTTTTTCCATCTCTCTAAGAATTAATACTCCTTGAGGGTTAATTTTAAATGTTTTGGTTTTTTCATCAAAATAAGTGAACTGTTTTGAAACGTTAGCCAAACTATCTTGTAGTCCTGATGGGTCATTAATTGATTGATTCATTAATGAAAATGGGTCAACTAAGGAACCTGCGGATACTCCTAATCTTTGGAAAGCGGACGCAACCTTAATTGCCTCTTCAGGGTCTAAAACTTTTTCAGCTAAAGTAAAGGTTTCTTTCATATCAAACCTTAACATTGAGGCCTGTGCCGCCATTTTAGTTAAACCTTGTACTCCACCCTCAAACTGATATCGGTTCATTTTCTCCATATTAGTCTGAACATCTTTCATAACCGCATCGGTATTACCACCAATACTTTGAATATAATTAATTGATTTCTCTAACTCTTTAGGAATCTGAGAGATTCCAACACCAACATTTAAAAAAGAGTCAGAAATATCTTTAATAGAACCTCCCAATATTTTCTGAGCAGCAAACATATTACTAACATCCTCACTATTAGCAATAACGTTTCTTCTCGAAGCTTTGGCTATTTCATTAATTGTATTGGTAACCTCGTTAATTCCGCCACCTAATCTCTTTACACCAGGAGCGGTGTCGGCAATCGCGGTTTGTATTTCTACAAGTCTTTGTTTTGTTTGCCCAAAAGCGGCATTAATTTTAATTGCACCTGCACTTATACCTTCATAAGCTTCTGTAAATTCTTCAACGCTTGGTAATCTATAAGCATTTTTTACATCATCAGAAATACCTGTTTTTACACCTTTTGCCATTTTTTAAGTATGTTAGTTATTGTATAAATACAAAAGGACTGATTTTTCAGTCCTTTTTATTATCTTCAATCCATTTATCTAAAAGATACTTTCTTGTAAAGAGAGGCATCGATTGAAAATCTTGGTAAGTAATGTTCATTAATGTTGATAAATAGTAAAATTCGTCAAGTTGATTTTTCCTATAGTTAGAAGAAAGGGCGAAAAAAGTCCACCCCGAAACCAACATTAACTGTCAATTTTTCTCCTGATGGGGCTGTAACTACTCGTTTCATATCCAACTTTGGTTCATTCTCATCCATAAAATTTCTTATGTATTTTGAATCTAAAATTGGCATTTGTTCTATAAATTTGGCGATTTCGCCCTTATCGGTTATACCGTTTACTTCAATAATTTCTTTTTGGAGTCTTAATGTTACTTTAGGAGGAGTCCTTCCTGAAGGATATGAGTCAATAATTCTTTGATTTTCAATTATTTCTCCATATGTCATTGGTCTTAACTTAACTGTTGAATTTGACTTCGGTAGAGTTGTTATAAATGTACCGTCTTCATTTGGTGTATTACCTTGTGATATACTTAGTTGGTCTAATAATATTGTTGATTTAAACGGTTTTCTTGTTACTGGGTCGGTTAAAGTAAGTTCCATTTCAGGCCCAAACGCAGTATTTCTTAAAAAAATTAAAACCGCTTCAACATCTCCTTCCAACATATCTTCAATACGTAAATCGGGTTCATAAATTTTTGACCTCAAAAGATTTTGAGTCATGTCGTCTCCTCCCGCCATCAATAGATTTTCATCGTTAGCGGTTAAATAACCAACCTTAATAGATTTTTTTTTATTTTTGTAAAAAATTCCTTTGGACGGTAATGGTACCACGTCGTGAGGAAGTGAAAAGTTTGATTGTAAGTGTTCGTTTGTTTGATTTTCCATATAAAAAAATAACCGTAAAGTTTATGTCTTTACGGTTAAATATAATTAGTATTAATTTTTTATCAACACATGTGTTTTTAATTTATATTAAATAATTAATAAACCAATACGCATCTATCCATTCTTAAAGATACGCTAATATCCGCAAGAGCGTCGGTACTGTACGCCAATGAACCAAAGTCAACACTTGTTAGGAATGTGCCGTATAGAATCCATTTTTCAACTACAACTCCTGTTGGGTCTAACATCTCAAGGTCAATATCTTTTTTGTAACCAGCAGCATATCCCATACGACCTGTTACAGATTCGGCGTGTAAACGAACCCATTCCATAAGAGCTTGTGATGCAGAAGGCCCAATCGGGTCTCTAAATTTAACAGGTATTTCATCCCAATTAAATCTACCAGCAACATAGGTTGAGGTATTTAAAAATTGTATCTCAGTTGGTGCGATTTTAATTTTAGGTCTTGCAGTACTTTCTACAAACCATTCGTTAATACCTAAGCTTGATGGAAACCTTAAAATGAATCGGTTTTGTCTTTTCGGTTCATAAGGAATCGGCATTTTCATTAGTAAATCAGCCATATTATTTTAATTTTTGTTTCTATGTTTATATCGATAAATATATCCATTTGAAAAATTTTTCTATTTACTTAAAATTTTAAAAATGGTATTCTTTAACTAGACTTCTTTTTTAGTACCTCCAGTTGTAGAATAAGTTCTTACTATATTATCTGGTTTATTTTTAAAATGTTTTTTCATTACTTCTATATTCTTAGGGTCATCGTCTGAAAAACCTATAGAAGGCTTACTAGGAATAAAATTATTATTAACATCATTCTTTAAAAAAGCTTTCTTATTTAAAGAAGATGCGAGTTCTCTAATATAAGTTACGAATTCTTCCATAGCATCCACCTTAGCTTCTTCAGGATTCACTGCTCCCGCTTCATCTCCAAACGAAACTGGATGATATTTATTGAGGTCTAAATAAGTTTTAATTAACTCTTCGTCACTCATATCTTCTTCATCTACAAACGTTCTGTATTTTTTAAGGTTTTTAACTAACTCATCTTTACTAATTCCATTATAATCATTTATAATGTAATTATAAACTGCTTGTTTAAGAGTGTTTGGGTTGTGTCCTCTCGCGGTAATTATAGAAAAAATTGACCCGTTATTTATTGCTTCTCTAAAATCGTCAAACGCAGGACCTTCCTTAGCCCTCATCGCATCAATTATAAAATCTTTATCACCCTCAGTTTTAAAATTTCTGAATGGTTTATCTCCATAACCTACAATAGTTTCACCCTTATATTCGAAAGGTTCTTTACCTAAATGATGTCTGTGTTCCGCAAAGTCGTCAGTTGACATTCCAATCTCCTCCCCGTCTTCACTTTTTACAATAATCTTCGTCGGCATATGTACAATATTATCATCCCAATCGAACGCGTAATATTTCATATCTGGTGAACCTTCACCTTTAAATCCTTCTGTTAATTTTTTTCTCATTTGGCTAAAGGGGGGATTTATTCCCCCCATTGTTTTTTATTAAATATTCTCGAACGAAGCTCCTGTCGGAGTAATGAAGAATTCTATGTCAATAAATTCTAACGCTTTTGTCGGTTTTAAGTAGATTTTACCTACTAATGTGTTTCTATCTAAGTCTTCAGGTGTTGAAGAAACTGTTACGCGGAAGTCGTATAAACCTCTGTCTCTTCTGATTGAGTCTAAGATTGGGTTAACACTGTCTAAGAATTGTTGTCTAACGATTTGGTCGTTTTGTTCGAACAATAATCTTACCGCCACTGCTGAAATCAACTTACGAGCTTGAAGTAATAATCTTCTTACGTTCAATCTGTTAAGAGCTGTGTCAGCAACTTGTAACGTTTTGTTACCCCAAATTACAGTACCCACATCTGCGAAAGTCGCGATAGGGTTAATTCTACCTTGATATAACGTATCTCTATCTTCTTGAGTTAATTTAGTTCGTGCTTTGATAGAGTTTACAAGACCTCTTGTGTAACCCGCTGATGCGAACCATGGGAACGCGATATTATCTGTTAATGCTAAGTTTCTACAAACTTCACCTGTTGGTGGTAAGTAGATTTGTGTATTGTTCACAGTATCTCTTACTAAAATCCATGGGTAATAAGTTGCTGTATAGTTTGAGTCAATTCCTGTGTTATCTAAGTTATCAACTGCCTCTTGTGGGTAAATGATATCTAAAGAGTTAGTTCCATCTGGAGTATACATTAAGTAGTCAGGAGTTGTTGCGATATACACAGAGTCAGCTCTTTGATATTGAACCATATCAATAGCTTCTTCAACAAGATTTGAGTTGTTAACATAATCAATTGCTGTAGTCGCAAACACGTTGATGTTTGTTGCTTCAGGATTTGCAAATGTTAAAATACCAAGTAAGTAAGCGTAGTAATCAGTATTTGCAAAATCTTGAGTATTATTGTTTATAATAATTCTTTTAAACAAACCTTCTCCCGTTGCTGTAGGATATCTTGTAGAAACTGAAGCTCCTGCCAAGTAACCTGATGCTCCTAATTGGAATCTGTCTTGATTAGTTCTGAATTCTCTATATTCATCCCATCCGTCAAATCCACCTGCGAAACATAATGTGTATTTTCTTGAGTAGATAAAGTAATATGGG